TTAGTGTTATTTACAAATGTACCTTTTTGATGACTTCTTGTGTTTGTGTTTGTTAGCGTCATACGCACTGAATCTTCTTGTTTGACCCAACGTGTTCCGTCGTTTCTAAATAATCTATTAGGCATAAAATCTGTCCTTAAAAAGAAATCACCTTCAACACTACCTGATGGAAAACTTATACCGTGTCCAAATGCTTCTCCGTTGCCCGGTATTCCGTCACCTAGTAAGTATCCTTGATATCCTTCTCTATTAGGTGTTTGCATAACTCTATCTGCTAGTTCGTTTTGAGTGCTTGCATCTAAATCAGTTGTATCGGTTGTAACTAATTCTACTTCACCGTTTTCATCTGTTTGTAAACTAAAGAAATGGCTAGTATCATAGCCCGATTTCGCTGCATCAGCTTCGGCTTGTGCAACAACGGCATTATTAATCTGCATTTCTTGTTCATATGTAGATAACAAATCTCGTAAGCTGTTACCCCCTGGGTTTTCTGCTTCTGCAGGTAAATCTAGTATTTCTTTATATTCTTGGCTATCCATAATTTGTTTAAGTTTTACTCTATACAAATGCGGATACCAAGTAGGTGAAAATCCTTCAGCTGCTCTGTTTACATCTTCTACAACATAGAAACGCTTTAATGCAACACTATAATCATTTAGAGCATATTCATCTTTTAAATGTGGTAGCTCAATAACGTCACCTGGCATAATTTTTCTACCAAGTGTTTTTACACTTGAAGATATATGTATAGTCATAAACAATGTATCATTAGATAAAAACAAGCCAAACTGACTCATGTTAAAGTCTATGTCTTGTACATTGTAAATACCCCTTAAACTGTAGATGTCAGGATCATATTTTCTATCTCTGTTTTCCATAAACAACATATCTTGTATGTTTGTTTCTGCTACTGCATCATACTTTGGCTGATCAGCAGTTGCATTGGCTTCTTCAGGGTTTTTTGGTCCTAAATATTTGTGAATAAATACATCTGTTCCGCCTACAGTGAACATTTCATAGATGCGATTGTCTATAAATTCGAAGTCTTTACCCTTTTCTGGTTTATATAAACTAAGTCTTGGCATACACATATTTATCGATACGATAAATACTATTGGAGAAACTATTCTTATGGCAACATTAAAAACTAAAAAACAAGAAATATTTGACTATGTATATGCTATGTTAGGCGGAGGCATGGTGGATGTAGAACTAGATCCAATTCACTATGAAACAGCTCTTACAAAAGCATTGACTAGATTTAGACAACGATCAGAAAATTCTGTAGAAGAAAGCTATTTTTTCATGCCTACAGTAATTGATCAAAATACTTATACGTTGCCAAATGAAATTGTAGAAGTGCGTCAAATTTTCCGTAGATCAATAGGATCACGTTCAGGCGGCGGCGATGGTGGAACTTTATTTGAACCATTTAATTTAGCATACACAAATACATACTTGTTAGCTAGTTCAAATATGGGAGGATTAGCAACCTATGATTTCTTTAGCCAATATCAAGAACTAGTAGGCAGAATGTTTGGATCTTTTATAGAATTCAAATGGAATACAACAACCAAACAATTAACTATTTTACAGCGTTCTCGAACTGAAGAAACACTTATGTTACTTTGCTATAACTATCGTCCAGATGAACAAATTCTAGACGATTATTTGGCAAAACAATGGATTAAAGACTATACCGTTGCTACATGTAAGTATATGTTGGGCGAAGCACGTAGTAAATTTGCTACTATTGCTGGCCCACAAGGTGGCGGCCAGTTAAACGGTGATGCACTAAAAGCAGAAGCCCAACAAGAAATGGAAAAACTTGAAGGCGAAGTGTCAACAGCAGTACCAGGTGGCACCGGTTATACTTTTACAATCGGCTAAAAAAATACTTGACTTTTATTAATATTAACTGTATAATAATAGCATTACAGTTAAGGAATCATTATGATTATCGGAATTTGCGGTTTAATTGGCAGTGGTAAAGACACTATTGCAGATATACTTGTACAGGAAAAAAACTTTGAAAAATTATCCTTTGCAGATAAATTAAAAGACGGTGTTGCTAGTGTATTTGGATGGGATAGACAAATGCTAGAAGGAAAAACTAACTCGAGCCGAAACTGGCGAGAAAAAGAAGACACGTTTTGGACCAAAGAAACAGGACGTAGTATAACACCAAGACTAATATTGCAAGAGTTTGGCACAGATTGTATGCGACAAGGTTTTTACGACGGTGTATGGGTAAGTTTAGTGAAAAAACATGTGTTAGATAATCCACATAAAAATTTTGTTATTCCTGATGTACGGTTTGAAAATGAAGCAAATATGATACATAGTATTAACGGTAAGGTATGGCGTGTTAGGAGAGGACCTGATCCTGTTTGGTTTAGATTGTATACTGACCTTGGACAAGAACCAACCAATGTGCATGAGTCAGAATGGAGATGGGCAAATATTAATTTCAATAAAGTTATAGATAACAATCACACACTACTTGAACTTAGAAGTCAGGTAAAAGGTCTCCTTGCTTCCATTTAACTCCTTGTTTTTGTAATAAACGTTGACAGTTAGCACATATTGTTTTTAGATTGCTAGGCCTACAATTAAGCAAGTTACCGTCAATATGAAAAACATTAAACTGTTCGGTGTACTTACTTTCAAATGCACATTTTTCGCAATAGTCTTTTTTCTCATAACCTTTTTGTTTCCATAATGGTATACCATAGTTAACACCGTTGCGTAAACATCTTTCGCATAACTTCCTGTAGAAGGTCTTTCCTTCTTTTTTATAGTTTATTGCACAAGGACGTTGTTTGCATTTACATAAAGGTCTCATATTGTATTTACCTCACCTTTATGGTGCCTTTTTCTGGGCTGATATCAGCTGGTATTTAAAAATTTATGCTAAATAATAATAACAAAGTAATGTCCACGATAGGAGAAAAACATGGCACTAGTATCCCCAGGCGTACAGGTTAGCGTAGTAGACGAAAGTTTTTACACACCCGCTGAACCCGGTACAACACCAATGATCTTTGTTGCTTCGGCACAAGATAAAACAAATGCAGCAGGCACAGGTACAGCACTTGGCACTACAGCGGCAAATGCAGGAGTTCCGTATCTGTTAACAAGTCAAAGAGACTTAGCAGATACATTTGGAGATCCAATTTTCAAATCTGATTCAAATAACAACATGATACACGGTGGTGAACTTAACGAATACGGGTTGCAAGCAGCTTATTCATATTTAGGTATAGCAAACAGAGCTTTTGTAGTAAGAGCAGATGTTGATCTAGGAGAACTAGAACCTAGTGCAACTGCACCAGAAGCAGCTCCAGCAGACGGCACATATTGGTTAGATACAGCAAATACATTATGGGGTATACAGCAATGGAATGGTGCAAGTGTTTTAAATTCAGGACAGGTATTTACAAATAAAGTACCTACTGTAATTACAGACAGCTCCGATTTATCAAACACAGGCTCTTTAGTAACTAACGGATATTCTGGGGAAATTCCAGTTAGTAGCATTGGAGCAGTAGGAAGTTATGCAGTTGTAGCAACTACAACTTTGATAAGAATTTTTTATAAAAATACAAACGGTGTATGGGTACTTGTAGGAAGTGATGTTTGGATAAAATCATGGCCAACAATTTCAGGCACAGCATCTAACCCAACTTTTGCAGGAACAGCGGCTATAACAATAAACGGTACAAGTGTTACTGTTAACAGCTCTGATACTGTTTCAGATGTAGCTGCCACAATTAACGGATTAAGTATACCAGGAGTTACTGCAAAAGTCACAGATCTAAAATTAGAAATTTTTAGTGACGGGTCAAGTTCAGGTGCAGATGACAGTTCATTAGGCGGTCCAATTGTTATTAGTGGTAACACTGATAGACTAGACGAGCTAGGAATTGACTATGGAACAAGCGGCACTAAAACATATTATCCTCCAGCATTACAAATAAGTAAACATACTAGTGTTCCAGAGTGGAAAACAAATGACACTTATGAACGCCCAACAGGTTCGGTTTGGTTAAAAACTACAACACCTAATTTAGGTGCAAGCTATAGTGTTAAGAAATGGAATAATGCAACCCAACTATGGGAAGCAATTACAGTTCCGTTATATCCAGACAATCAAACAGCTATATACGAATTAGATCCAACAAGCGGCGGAACTTCATTGCTATCCAGTGCTCTTTATGCGGAAACTAATGTTGCAGGTGATACACAACCTCTTGCAACAATTAAGTTACAAAGACGCAGAGGAGTAGCACCAACAACTATTAGTGGTAATAAGATTACAACAGGATCAATTGGATCTGGTTCTAAATCATTTACTGTACAAGCAACGGACAATGGAAGTGCAGCATTTAGCACTGCGGTAACTGTTTCAGAAACTTACACAGGTGCAGCAGCAGATGCTGGATTGTTAGCAGGTGCAATTAATTCTGCAAACATAGAAAATGTTACTGCAACAGTAAACGCTACTAACGGCGTAGTGATAAGCCATGCTTTAGGTGGTGAAATACGTTTTGTTGATACTGATGGAGTACTACTAGCAGCAGGATTTACACCTTATGTAAGTCCAACATCCGGCACACCAAACTTAATATATGTACCAGGAACATCAAGTAGTACAAATCCAAAGCAATTCCAAGCAACTTTATGGTCTCCTGTAAATGATGCTGGTAATGGCTTCTATACAGCAAAGCCTACAGAGGTTAAAGCCGGCACTGCAAACGGTAGACTTTGGTACAACTCAATTGTTGACGAAGTTGATATTTTAATACACAACGGCAGTGAATGGGTTGGACTACTATATGATGGTGCAAGTGGACAAAGTTCAAATGCAAGTCCGTTTTATGATGTAGATAATACAAAAACACCTGACCCAGAAGGTCCTATTGTTAGTGCAACTGCACCAATAGCTCAAAGCGACGGTACAGCTCTTGTACGTGGAGATCTTTGGATTTCGACCGCAGACTTAGAAAATTATCCAAGAATTTACAAGTATCGTGCTAGTAGAACAGACTTACCAATTGCAAACAGATGGTTTTTGGTAGACAGTGGCGACCAAACTTCAGAAGATGGTATACTATTTGCTGATGTTAGATACGG